GTTCACCGTATTAAGTAGCTTACGATTGGCGGCATCTCGTTTGATCTTACTGAAAGCATCTTCTGGCTTTAACGGGTCATCAATGATGATACAACCTGTAAATCCATCATCTGCCAGTGTCCCTGCCCGCCGTCCTGTGACCTGTCCACCCATGGAAGCCACATACACATGGCCAACGTCGTAGTCCTCAACCGTAATCTTCCATTCTTTCTTAGAGTCAGTACTATTGGAAACTGTTAAATCCCACATTTGGCGATAGTCTTTCGACTTTACAATGTCACGCGCCGTATCCGATACGCCTTCTACCAGTGATTGAGAGAAGGACAAATACAAAAACCGTGACCGGGCATTTAACGCTAAGCCACGTGGAATTAGGTTGGTGGTCAGTTCAGTTTTTCCGGCCCCTGGTGGAACATTGATAACTACGTTCGCAATCTCACCAGCTATCACCTGATCAATGATCCAAGAGATATAAACATGGTGCCAGTTCACAGTAAATTTAAAACCCATACGGGGTTTAAAGAATCGCCGGGTGAAATATAAATGCTCATCTTCACACAGCTTCTTTTCAACCTGTGTTTGCAGATCCATTTAGTATTCCTCTTGGGCCTTCTTTACAGCAGCTTCAACTTGGTCTTGGGTAGCGTGCACAACTGTTGTTTGTAATGCTTCGCCGTCCTTACCGGTAATTTCTTGTCGGTTAGTGAATTGACCACCTACATCTTTAGCAGCCTGTTCAAGAATCTTGAGTGCTAATTTTGCATTCTTGGTTTTTTCAAGTTGCTTCTGATATTGCTTAAGCCGGTAATACTTACTAGCAATTGGAATATCTATCAAACCTTCATCAAATTTCTTACGAGTCTGGTTGAATAGATCTGCAAGCTTTTTTCCGAGATTGCGACCCGCGTATTTAGTCGGATCATAGTTTTCACACTGACGACGATCGATTTCGATGTTAAACTCTTGCTTGACCAACTCCGCAACTTCCTGAGGGGTATCACGGCATGCAAGAGCTTGAACAATAAATATTTTTACAGGCTCTTTAAGTGCTGCCATAAATCCCCCTTTTGTCATGCTACGTCATGCAAAGTAGGCAAAAAAATTTAACCGATGACACAGTTCCCACAACACGCAGCAATACTTGTTTCAGATACAAACGGCGCATTCTTGGCAATTTCAACTAGACGTTTCACTGAGTCATCAGCTCCCCACCGTTTAGTCTCACCAAAGAACACTTCCACGTCATGGCCAGCCAAGTAATGCTTAGGCAGCCCAGTCATATCGCTATAAATGATTTCGCCATCTTCATCACGCTCTACACTGATGTGATAAAGCTCATGCTCAATCAACCGGCAGAAGTCTCGATCTGTAGCTTGTTCACAATAAGTAGCGTCAACGGTAATCAGATATTGAGGTACGAATCCAAACCAGTCACGCATCTGTTGTTCCTGGCGTGCTTTCTTCCAGCCACCCACGTTAAACATGACCTTTTCACATTGACCCAATACCATACGTTTTTTCGCTAGAGCGGCAGATGAAGCCCAGGCGAATGCAAGGAACTCATCATTGTCGTGAAGTAGTTCAGCAATATGATCATGATCTGGGTTGTGCAATTCACCACCTAAAGTAAGCCAATTCTTTACGACCCATTCTTTAAGCTCTGGTGCCGGTGCCAAACGTATGGCTTCTTCTTCCTCAGCCTGATCAATCAGATCCGTCGGTGGGAATGGTCTGAACTGTTCCATGTGATGCTCTTAAATTTCTAAGCCACTGTATGGCCCTGTTGGATGATGAGATATCTGATACTTCGAAGCGTATATACCGATATCCCATTTCTTCAGCATGGTCATAACGATCAATGCTCCATGCTTTAGTCGCCAGCTTACCCTTACGGCCACCAGACCACGGACCACCCGCTATTTCGATCAATGTGAGATAGCCGACCAGGTGCAAATCGAAACGCCAATGTTTAGTGGTTTTAAAATGAAAATATTCTTCATATTTGATTTCCATCCGATCAAGAATCTCTTTCAGTCGATCGAATGCTTCTAAGTATTTCTCACTAGGCTTAGGTAATGGTCTGTTACGAGGTTTTGTTTTAATCGGCTTTTTACAGACAAGAGCTTTATATGTATTAATTTCCATAATTCCCTACTTTTATTATGGGATTATCTAATACTAGACAAATTAATGAATAAGCTTAATTGATATATTTTTTAATATTCTTTTACATTTTAGCAACTTAAATTCGCACTAAAAAGGTATGATTTATTTTTAATAAACAATAGCTTATTTGACTAGTTTTTATTAACAGTTATGATTGTTTCACAACAAAAAACTCTTGATAAAAATTTTACAGCAAGCCTATGACTCTACTTGGTGGTTTCATAGGTTTTTTTTCCATCCCGTATGTCTTTTGGGGAAGATATACGGGATTCTATTTTTTATATTTTTGAAAAATAAAAACCCCGCCAATATCTAGTATGTAGCAGGGCTTTAGCGCCAACATGGCTAATTATTTAACTTCTTTCACAATCCTGGCATTCTTTCTTACCATCGTTAATTTCAGTCGCACCATGAAGACCAAATAAGCAGAGTAATAATCGGAGCATGTTTTTCTCCAGACAAAAAAATACCTCCCTAGGACAGGAGGCAGAAATTAAGAACCTACAGCGATAAATGCATATTTCTAAGGCGCTAAATATATATTG